AGAATATACATCAACAAGAAAAGCTGATGATAATCAATTCGTATATATTTCTGGACTTGATGGTGAAGTAACAAAAACTCAAAGCTATATTATTTGGGTTCCAAAAGAAATGGAACATAAAATTAAAAATATAGGTACTGAAGTTTTAGGATGGTCTACCGGAACTTCTGCAGTATATGTTGCATGTAAGAATTGGATGCGTCCTTGTCGATCAGATGGAAACATGAACGGACCAAAGAAAGTTTATCTATTGGGATTTGATCATAAAACTAATAGATATGACAATCTTTATGCTGATACTAAACATTACTTTAGTAAAGATAGTACACATAAATGGTTAGATGTACATAACAATTGGTCAGACCAACTATATAAAATGTTCAAGTGGTATCCTAATATAGAATTTTATTGGGTTAATTATAGTGGTTATCAAACAGATAATGCATTTACAAGAAATTTACACTTCCTAGAGGAAAAGGAACTATGGCAAGTTTAGCAAAACAACCAAAAAACATGAATCCTTTGGCAGATGTTCAATATAAATTTGATATTGCAGCATTACCAAATACTTCTTTCTTTGTACAAACCGCCGCGTTACCTGGAATTACTCTTTCTCCTATGGAAATAGGACTTCCTCAAAGACAGGGATTTGCTCGTAGTACAGGAACAATTCAATATGAAGAACTTACTATAGCATTTCTTGTTGATGAATATTTAAAAAATTGGATGGAAATTTATAATTGGCTAACAGGACAGCCTTCATATACATCCGGAGTATTAACTATTTTAAGTAGTTCAATGAATCCTACAATAGAAGCACAATTCAAACAGTTATTTCCTATTAGTTTAACAGCATTGAATTTTGATAGTACCACCACAGATCCAACATACCACCAAGCTTCAGTTTCTTTCAAATATACTGAATACACTATTAAAAGTATAATAAATGATTAATTAAAATGAAACGCGATTTTGTAGAATTGTTATGGTTATTTAATTCCCCTAGAGAAACAAGAGATATTATACGATTGGACTTGCATGAAGCAGGATTATTGTACAAGTATGCTTCTCAACAATGGAAAACAATGCCAAAAACAAGAGAAGGTAATATCATATTAGAGATTGGTCGATATTGGGCGGGATCATTAATGTTACTTGCAATGGCGACCCACGATTCTAAAGTGAAAATTATTTCTGTTGATGCAGTTGAGGGGTGTCATGATCAAGATGTAGATGAATGGTTAAATGATTACGAAGAAAAAGAACGAATAGATATTAGAACAGATAACTCTCATGCAATGGAAAATGTACCATTGTCTATGTTATTTGTTGATGGCGATCATTCATACGAAGGAGTTAAAAAAGATTTTATTCATCATTGGAATTATTTGAATGGTCCTTGTTTAGCCCATGATTATACTGATCCAACCTGTGAAGGAGTAACCCAATTTATAAACGAATGGGTTGAAGAAGGTTACGCCGAAATAATTGAACAAGTGGGTACATTGGTTGCCCTTAAAAAATTAAAGGATTATGAAGTTTGAAGAAATACAAAAATTATGGACAAGTGATTGTGAAATAGATGAAACCGAATTATCTCAAGAAGCAGTAAAAACCCCACAATTACATAACAAATATTTAATTCTCTTTCACGATGAAAGATTACGGCTCCGTACTTTGCGATATGATCATTCCAAGTTGATCAGACAAAAGAAGGACTATTTTGGTGGAAGAATGAGTGCTGAAGAAATGGAGGCTCTTGATTGGGAACCATTTCAACTTAAATTACTTAAAGCTGATATAGACACCTATATTGACGCAGATGATGACGTTATTGATTCTTCAAAAATTATTGCAGTAGTAGAAGAAAAAGTCGGATATTTGGAGGCTATAGTTAAAAGTTTATCTAATAGAGGATTCATAATCAAAAATGCAATCGATTGGAAAAAATTTACAGAAGGACATTGACACAATTGAGATATCTAAGAAGGATGAAGTATATCTCAAAATAAGCTGTGAAGCAAGTGTGGCGCAAGAACTTTGTGATTATTTCACATTTGATGTTCCAGGCCATACATTTATGCCTGCTTATCGAATGAAAATTTGGGATGGTAAAATAAGATTATTTAATATTCATAATAGAGTATTATATAGTGGGTTAATTGAATATGTTTTTAAGTTCGCTCAAAACAGAAATTATCAAGTAGTACCTGATGGTGATTGGTGGAAACCTCTCACCATAGAAAAAAATCAAAAATTTATCGATGACCTCAATCTACCATTTGTTCCTAGAGATTACCAACTAGAGGCATTTCATCATGCTCTATCATACCAAAAAACATTACTAGTATCTCCTACTGCAAGTGGCAAATCTCTAATAATCTACCTAATTGTACGAGCATTAAACGTAAAAACTCTCATAATTGTACCTACCACTTCTTTAGTTTCTCAGTTATATGCGGACTTTCAAGAATACGGATGGGATTCTGTCAAATACTGTCATCAAGTATATGCTGGACAAGATAAAATTTCAGATAAGAAAGTTGTTATTTCTACATGGCAGTCCATTTATAAACTAGGAAGAAAACTTTTTGAACCATATAAATTGGTGATAGGTGATGAAGCACATGGATTCAAATCAAAATCCCTTACTGCCATCATGACTAAATGTATAAATGCAGAATATAGAATAGGAACAACTGGAACATTAGATGGAACTCAAACCCACAAACTGGTTTTAGAGGGATTATTCGGAAAAATTTATAAGGTTACAACAACCAAAAAGTTAATTGACAGTAAACAATTAGCTTCATTCCGTATAGACATTATAGTATTGAAGTATCCTGATGAAGTATGTGAGCAATTTAGAAAAATCAAATATGTAGATGAACTAGAATTTATAGTGGGACATGATAAAAGAAATAAATACATAAGAAACCTTGTATTATCACTTGATGGTAATACTTTACTTCTCTTTAGATTAGTGAAAAAACATGGACGTATTTTATACAATATGATAAAGGAGGAAGCAGATGACAATAGGAAAATTTATTTTGTACATGGCGGTACAGAAACCGATACAAGAGAGCAAATNNGAGCAATNGCNGAAACAGAACAAGACGCCATCATCGTGGCTAGTTATGGGGTATTCAGTACCGGCATCAACATTAGGAATCTTCATAACATTATTTTCGCTTCTCCTTCTAAGAGTCGCATTAGAAATCTTCAGTCAATAGGCAGAGGATTGAGATTATCGGACAATAATCAAGAAACAGTACTATACGATATTACAGATGATTTAAGATGGAAGAATAGAAAGAATTATGCATATCGTCATCATGAAGAACGAATGAAAATATATGATGAAGAAACGTTTCCATATAAAATTTATAACATTCCACTCAAGGCATAAATGACGGTACAATTAGATAACGAAAATCTAAAAGTTATAAGATTGGATAATGGGGAAATGCTTTTCTCAAAAGTGTTAGTGCCTGATACTAGTAAAGCTAATGGTTATTTGGAACTACATTGGCCAATGAAAGTTCTGATGAAATTTGATGAAGAGGCAAAGGTTACTCAGTTAGCATTACTTAAATGGTTGCCTTTTACAGACACAACACACGTACCCTTGGCAACAAGAAGTATTATGTCTGTTTCAGAATTAGGAAAAGATTATACGGAATTTTATTTAAATAGTGTAAAAGAGTCGACAGACGACTCAACAAAATATGAAATGAATAAACTGTCAAAAATATTAGCAGAATTTGATTCAAACGGATTAATGAACTAGTAAATCACTTTTCGGCTCACACCTTATTATATCATAGTTTCTTCAAATGTCAAGCTCTTTCATTTCACCTTGACAAATGAGTATTATGTGTTATAATAACAGTATAGATTAATTTAACTCAGGTGCAATATTATGGCTAAACGAAAAAAAACTATTCATTATGTAGATAATGCGAAGTTTTTAGAAGAAATGATTGAATATAAAAAACAGTATAATATATCAAAAAGTACTGATACAGAACTCCCACAAATTTCTGAATATTTAGGATCTGTATTTCTAAAGATTGCTCAACGATTGTCTTTCCGCCCCAACTTTATAAATTATGCATTTAAAGAAGAGATGATATCGGATGGAATAGAGAATTGTTTACATTATATTTACAATTTTAATCCAGAAAAATCATCAAACCCCTTTGCATATTTTACTCAAATAATTTACTATGCTTTCATTCGAAGAATTCAAAAAGAAAAGAAACAATTATATATAAAATATAAGAGTATGCAAAACTATCAAATAATGCCTGAATATATGGACATTGATCGGGCTAATGATGTTCCTGATCCAGCCGGAGATTATACCAATTCAGATTTTAAAATAGTAGTTGATAATTTTGTAGAAACTTTTGAACAGAGTAAGAAGAAAAAAATAGTTAAGAAAAAGGTTGAACCGTCCAATTTAGAACTTTTCATGGGTGTTACTACATGAAGATTTGCCTTATAAATGATACTCACTGGGGAGCACGAGGAGACAGCCTTACTTTTCTAAATTATTTCAAAAAATTCTATGATAATGTGTTTTTTCCTTATTTGGAGGAACACAATATCAAAACGCTTATCCATTTAGGTGATGTTGT